TGTTTAGGTAAGCGATGACGACATAGGAAGCATCCTTGAGAGATGTGGTCGTAAAGTTGGCGATAGGCTTGTTGGAATCGTCGCCGTAAATCAGAGTTGTGAACACCGACATGGGTTATGATTAAATTAACTCATACAATCTTTAAACCTTGTTTTTCGTTTAAAATGTTCGCGCACACTAGAAGTAATGGCTTGGCTATTGAAAGGTTCTAGAACAAGGGGGTGGCAGAATGAACCTCCGGCAAAAATTCATACCAATATCTTATTTGGTCCAGGACTGTACTTAACTCCAGGATTTGCCCGGACTCATAATATCACCCACGTTGTCAATTGCGCATTTGATAAAGATAGTCCTATTTGGTTTCGTACAAAGTTTCCCGATAATTACGTATGTCTTGAAGCTCTGGACAGTATGGACGAAAATATTTTGAAATGGTATCCAAAATTTGAACAGACTATGAATACCTTTTTACGTACTCCTGGATCAGGCAATATTTACGTTCATTGTCAATGTGGAGTTAATCGGTCCGGGTTTCTGGCTTTATTGTTTGTGTGTAAGAAGTTCGGGTACTCTTTTGAAATAGCGTCGTCAGCTATCCTGAAGCAGCGTCCGTGCGCACTCACAAATTCCGAATATAAGCGCCAAGTAAAATCACATTTAGAACACAATGGCGGACCTCGGGTTGAACTCCTTATGGAGTGATTTATCCAGCGGGGCTTCTAATGTTGAAACCGACATCATGGGACCATCCTACAGTTACGCTGACAATGTTCCTAAACCAACTGGTCCTGGTGGATTAGGTGTAGGAACCGATGGTTCGTTCAGTCAGCTAGGCACAAATTTAGGTGCAGTAGGTACTTATGTGAACACATTAGTGGGAACCCGCGAAATGGGTAATCAGTATTTCGTGAATACTGGAGGTACCTGCACAGCCACCGATGGATCTATACAAGCCCGGTTCAATTACATCAGTAACAAACAAGCAGGATTAGTTGAAGGTGTTTTGGGAGATATTGGAGGGTTGAATCCAGTATACTTAATGAACTCAATGACAGCTTCTGCATCTCCGGCTTGTAAATGTTATCAGTGTGAGGTAACATCAGGAGACTCTGCAAATTGGCTAAGTCCTAATTTATCTCCTGATTTTGATCCTTCAAAATGTACAGTCGTAGACTCTTCAAGGTGTCCCAGGGTTAAATCTACTGAAAGCTTTACAAACGATACGTTTGTTCCCACAATTATAGCATGGGTTTCGTTAGGCGCTCTCCTGTTCCTTCGTACTAAATAATCAGTTTAAGGAAACGACAATTGAACAACATAATAAGATGGATAATATCTTCCGAATAAAGAAGCAGCGAGAAACAACGTTTTCTAAGAAAGCGGACGTTGTGTCTGGAACTCTAGATTCGGTTCATCAAACAATTGTCACTGGAATACGTGATGAAACGACCAATATTGATGCATTACGTATCCAATTAGACTCTATGAAGACTGAACTTGAAAGGTTAGAAACGTCAGTTTCTTTATCTGAAATTTTGAAAGCTTCTAAGATCCGTGAAGAAATCAAGTATTTACAAGAACGTTTGGACCAAACGAATCCCCTAACGGATTACTATCTTAAAAACGCCGACATCATGTTGAAATATTACGGGTCAGGAGAAAGAATCCAGCAAACTACAGTTCCAACTGACCAAAACACATTTGCCAAATATTTACACCAAAACACGACTGAAACTGCAGCTCCATCAAAGAAGAAATTGTTTGATGAGTTTGCGACACGAATGAAGTTAAATACTGGCGAACCCGCAGAAGTCAAGAAGGCTGTAACCGAACATTGTGACAAATGTAATATTGCACGTGAAGAATCTTCAGATGAAGGAATTTTGGTCTGTCCTTTATGCGGGTCGGAAGAGTACATGCTTGTAGTCTCCGACCAGCCGAGTTTTCGCGATCCTCCTAAAGAGAGGAATAATTACGCTTACAAGAAAATCAATCATCTCAACGAAATCCTGAACCAGTTTCAGGCAAAAGAGTCCACCATAATTCCCAATGAAGTGATGAACGAAGTTGTGCTGGAAATCAAGAAGCGACGTATTCAGAATGTGGCAGAGTTAACGGAAAAAGATATGCGCGAAATCCTAAAAAAGCTGAATAGATCAAAGTATTATGAGCATGCTACTCATATTATTTCACGTTTGAACGGTAACCCTCCCCCTACAATTACTCCTGAAATTGAAGAAAAAATAAGAGCGATGTTCCAGGAAATCCAGGCACCTTTTCTAATTTATTGTCCCGATGACCGAACGAATTTCTTATCCTATTCATACATTCTCTATAAGTTCTTTGAACTCCTAGAGTTAGATGAGTACAAGGTTTACTTTCCGTTACTGAAATCCAGAGATCGTCTAATTTCCCATGACGCAATCTGGCAGAAAATATGTGATTACTTGAAATGGGAGTTTATCCGTTCGGTCTGAGAGATCACAAGTCTAATGGAGTGCCTTCCACACCAGCTTGTGCGTCAAAGCCCATGCAACACCGAATACCGCGGCATGTACTAGGGCGACCGTCAGCTTAGAACCGCCCGGGGGCAGGGAGAGAACTACGCCTGGGGTCAGTACAAAGAAAAGCGCGGCAGCGTACAGGGCCATCCACAACATCTTGATATACTCTTTTTCAAGACAAAAAGTTATTGATAAGGTTTTCACATTATTTTCTTTTTGAAGAACATATCAATGATTAGTCGCTGGGGGTATCATCTCATTGTAGATGCTGCCAACTGCATTCCTAGCTCCATCCGTTGCGCTCATAATATTGAACAGTTTACTCACACGCTCGTTAAGCGTATTGATATGGTCGCTTACGGCAAGCCACAAATCGTAATGTTTGGAACAGGCAATAAAAAAGGATACACACTTGTTCAGCTTATTGAAACGTCAAATATTACTGCCCATTTTGTAGAAGAATCTAATGATATGTACCTTGATGTGTTCTCGTGCAAACAGTTTGATCCTTCTGTTGTAGAAGCTGTTCTCAACAAACACTTCTTACCTCAGAACGTCAAGACTCGGTACCTTGAGCGCCAGGCGGAACATAAAGACACTCCAGGATGGTAAAAAGTTGGAGAGGACGTTTCCGTCCAAGCTCCGTTTATAGTTTTGTGAAGCTCAATCAAGCTTCTTTTTGTCTGCGGACCATTTCTTGTACAGCGCCATCGTCTTGCGAAGGTACTCTATCTTGGGCAGCATGTAAGCATACCCATTCAAGTCACCCGCCATCTTGGCGGCATCAATCTCAGTCTGCAGTTCTCCGATTCCCATCTCATGAGCAATCGCGAGGTCAGACTCAAGATAGTACCCAGCATACTCGCTGCGCTTCTTGGTCCACATGCGCTTCTGCAGCGCAATGTGTTCAATGTACTTGATAGCCTCAGGCATATCCTTGAACTTCTCCCGCTCCTTCGCGAGAGTTTCCATCTTCTTTGAACACATATCCATGTAGTTCATGAGCGACTCACCGTCCTCAGGAATCTCCATAACACGCTCTAGCGGGATACCCCACGTGAGCTTGTTGGTCTTGACGACAGGCGGAACCGTAATGGTCTGCGTGTCGGCAATTGCCTCGTCACCCCAGCAGGATGACATCATACGGTCAACTCCAAAGTCAATAATATCAGTCATTTGTGTGTTACAAGGCAGTAATGAGACTATCTAACTTGCTAAAACCAATTCCGTTTTACATGAAGAAGTTGTTTAGTGTAAGTATTGATGTAAAATCATGAAAATCTTCGGGACTCATACAGTGACAAGACACAATGTTTTTCATATCAATCATGTTTGGATGGCATGGTCTCCCGCGATGATTACAGTGAATCATAGATAAATCATTAGTCTTAATTATTTGTGAGTTCAAGTATGGAAGTTGGGCATAGTACCCCATTGCCAAATCAGATGCTGTTTTCCATTCGGATGTATTATTACGATAACATATATCTATCCATTCCTCCACGATATTGTCAAGTTTAGGATATAGTAACCTCAGACATTCCCAAGAAATAATGAACCCAGGACCGCCACTATGAAAGTAAACAGTTTTACCTAAAATGTTGCGATGACACCCGTGACCACCAATATACAAATTTTCCAGATGGCTGTATCTTGATATATATTTTAAGAGTTTAGGAACGTTAATGTACGTATCAGTACCAACACAAATAACAAATTTAGATTTACAATTTTCATAAATGTACTTGAGACCAATAAACTGCTTATAGGAAGCCGACTGATAA